GATATTTATTATTGTTTACTTGTGATACTGAAAGACAATCTAATTCACCCTCTGTAATTACAATTGTTCTACCACCGTCTCTCCAATTTTGCTGACCGAACAAAGTAATTTTATCTGTATCACCAAACCATTTAAAAGACTTATCAGGAAATCTTAATTTTTGTGCAACCTTATTATAATTTTTATCATAGTAGTTGGCTATCTGTACTGGTCTTCCATCATACTCACCACATTCATAATTAAAAACTTTACAGGTATCTTCATTTATTTTTCTTTTATCTAATTGTTTTATACTACCTACTATCATATCTCTTATAACCTGTTTTGTTTGTTGTGGAAGTTCACCATTAATTTTTTTAAACTCGTGGCAACCAAAACAATAAGTGTGATTTTCATAAATACCCAAATTATCTCGGCTACCACAGTTTTCACAAGGTGCGTGACGTAAAAATTTTTCAGTGGTTTTCATAGGGGAAAGGAAAAAAAGCTATTCCAACTCCTGCAAATCTTTATCGTCAGTCAAGCCATCTTGGAACTTGTAATTCTTTATATCTTCATTCAGTAAATATTCTCTTACATTAAAGTTAGGACAAGTCTTTGCTTCATCTAACATATAGTGTCCTACTATTTGTGCATTAGGATATTTTTCTAATAAGTTTTCTAATTCTTTTTTGAGTGCTTCCCATTGTTCAGCAGTAAAATTATCTTCAGGTTCTTTCCAGTTTTCTTCTTTAGCACCACCAACTAAACATAATCCAAAACTACAATGATTATATCCTTTGACGTGTGCTTGAATTTCGTCATCACCTCTGCCTTGTTCAACAGTGCCATCACGTTTTATAACTTTACCATAACCAATCTTCAACCACCCTCTTTCTCTGTGCCAACGGTCAATCTCTTTAGCACCTATCTTTTGTGATGGTCTCGTTTGAGAACAATGTATTACTATGTATTTAGTTTCCTCTCTAGCCATTTTGTTTATCCTTTATTTCTTTTAACCATTCTTTTGGAAAGGTTTCTTTTGTTGATTGTATACAATGATATTTAAATCCAAACAACTCACACCATTTACCATAAGTTGTTTTTGATTTTTTACCAATTTTATTTTTTGCATTAGAAAATATAAATCTAATATCTAAATTTTTATTCTGCTCTTTTATAATTTTCATCTTCTTCCTATCAGCAGAATTGAAAGCACCTTTAGTCTCTATGACTATGTTGCAATTTTTAAATGGGAAATCTGGGGTATATGTTTTTTTAATTGCAGGTTGGAAGTAAACAATCTTCATACCCTCATAAGTAAAATTTAATTTAACTTTGTGAAGATAATTAAAGACTGCTTCTTCCAATCCTGATTTTAAAACAGAACCATCAGAAGTCTTTACTCTCTTGAACTGTTGTCTTTTCATTTGAGATTACATCTGGTTCAGGGGTTGCTGTTTCGTAGCCATCTTCTTCTTTAAAAAGATTGCTGTCTTTACCCTCTACAAGTTCAATAACTTGTACTGCTTTTAATCTAGCAGTTATACCTGCACCTATCATTGGTGCATAGTAAGGTACTAATTCATAAGCGACCCTCATCTTAGTACCACCCCAAATCAAAGTTGATAAAGGTATAGGGTTTTTCTTTGCGTCAAACAACTGGGGTCTTTGAGAAAACTTTTCTTTTGTTTTCTTATTTACTCCAGTGGCTTTCATCTTAAATTTGAAGAAAACAAAACCGTTTTCCTCATTGTATGGTCTCGGTGCGTGTGTGATACCCTTACCTTTGTGTTGTTCTTCAGCTAATTTTAGACTGTCATCTATCGCTTTGTTATATAACTTCAGCATTTCAGAAGCGTCTGATTTAGCTACTTTTAAGGTCACTTTATACTCACCTGCTTCGTTCCATTTAACGTCAGGTTTGTTTAAGTGTGGATATACAGCTTCACCAATAACCGATATATTAGAGATTGCCATATTTATTCTCCTTTGTTTTGGCTATGTAGCCATAAGTGGAACTTAATCTCATACACAAAAAAATACAGATTGTTTCACCAATGATAAATCTAAGTCTCCACGTTCAGGTATATTAGGGAATTTCTTTAGGTTTTTAGGTGACAACATATCTTTCATTTCCTTTGCAAAATTAGTTAATACATCTTGTTCATACACTTCACAAAATGCTTCACGTATAGCTTCTGATAGAAGTGGTACATCTGTTGCAACACAACCAAAACTATCGTGAATGAGACTGAAATTAGTGACACCTTTTTCTTTAGCTTTAACTACTGCAAGTTGTAATACTGAAGCGTCAAGACTATGTATAAAATTAGGGCAAATACTTTGTGCTGTTTTTCTTGTATCTATTTGTTCAGTATCTGATTGAATAGATAATTTAATTATACTATCACCCATCTTAGTCTTTACTCTTTTACTTTCTTTTTTATAACACATCATTTGTACTGGGAAGTTTAAAGGGCTTGGTGTTGTCCAACATACAGGTAAGTTTTCTGAAGCAACTAATCTTGATACTTCTTTTAAAAACTTCATAATTTTTTTAGCACCCAATATAACTTCATTGATTGCTTCCCATACAACAGGTGTTAAATAGTTTGTAGCTTTAAATAAATCTCTACCGAACTTATGTTGTACTCCACGTTCTTTAAATTCTTTTTCAACGTGGTCTTGTAAATATTGTCTACAGGAATATTGAGTTAATGAGTATGGTAAACACATAACAGGTTTCTTACATAGCTTCCTATCTACGCCATATTCTAGCCATAGTTTAGCCATTTCATCTGACTTATCTCTGAGTTTCATTTTTACTTTTTCAGCAACAATTCTATAAACATCTTGTGGTTTGTTTGATGGTGTTAAGTTTGTTGCCTTACCACCTATAGGGTCTCTCATCATAGCTGAGTAATGCTGTAGTCCTGAGTTAGAACAATCGGATTGTATTGGTAATGTTGTAATAAAACTAGCGTCATAATCTGTGTCAGCAAAATCTTTAAGTTCAAAGCACCACGCCAAAAAAGAAAAAGGTTTATCAGCTTTAGACCAGTCCGTGTCAGTCAATGGTTCTTTAGCACAATTAATAAACCTTTGCATATTATCTTCTACCCACTTTAATCTTGTTTCAATATCTTCTTTATCTACTTCTCCATATAGACCTGCACCTGCTACTGCAAACGCTTCAAAAGAATTATTCTCTTTCATTTGTTTTCCATATTTAAATTTAAGTAATGCTCTTGAATAGTCAGCACCCTGTGGTGATAGCATTGCAGGTTTAGGATATATTCTACTTCTAAAATCTAATTGATATGGATAAAAGAATGACCTGTCTAATAACAATCTAGCTTCTTCAAGTATCTGTCTAACCTGTATGTATTTAGATTTAGACTTGGCTCTCTCTTTGTAAACTAAACTTGCTTCACGTTTCCATCTTACTAAACTTTCCTTATTAGTTTCTATGTCTACAGGTTTAATTGGTAATTCAATATGCTGTGGATTTACTGGAAGTTTACCCAGTGGATTATCAGTTTCAATTAACTTAACAATAACATCATAAACTCTTTTGTTTATTACCCACTCAGTGTCTTGCATAATATTTACAGCGTCATACAAAGGTTTCATTTCGTGTCCTCTGTTTTTTAATTCTTCAAGGTATCTTCTATTACTAGCTTTAACGAGGTTATAGTGCATACTATTTATTCTCCTTTACATCTTCAGCTTTGTTTTCGTAGTTATGTTTACGACCATAATAACCACCAACAAAAGGGTTGCAATCCCACTTTCTTGGTGGCATTAACATTGGAAGATACTTAGGTTGTAATGCTTCGTTCTTAATATTAAAGTTTCTTATCTCGTCTATAATTTTTCTTGTTGCTTCAACATAAGTGACGGTTTTATATTTATTTATTTTTCTATTTTGTATTTTAATTAAACCTAACTTGGCTAAGTAATCTAACATCTTAACGCCTAAGTGTAGACGTTGTTCTTTTGTCCAGTCATCAAACTCTAGGTTATGTTTATTCATACAATACACCCATACTTTGTGTTTGTATTGATACCTGTTTGCATTTTGTGGAATGTTTTTTCCTGATAATCTTTTGTTTACTCTGTTGTATTCTTCTCGCTTTGTATCTCTGAATAAAGTTATACGTGCTTCCATCATCAAACCATTGCCTATTTTAATTGCAAGTTTATTTAATGTTGTTTCATTTGAGATACCATCAATAACATTTTTCAAAGTTATAAGTGAACAAGTATCCCACAATGTATGTTTATCTTTAATAAGTTTACCATCTTTAAATGCAAGTTGTGGTAAACACTGACATAATAATTTAAGTGCTGTTAATCTATTACCTGCACCACCAGTATTCATTGTTTGTATATCTCCATTAATTAATAAAGATAACTTTGTAATATATTTTTGTTGTAAAACTAATCCGTGAAGTGTTGTACTTTCTTGGTTCTTTGTCACTGCGTCTGTAATTGTTTTTCTAAATCTATCTATACCACCCTGAAGCATAGCGTTTTCAAATTCTAATTCTTCTTGTACTAATTCTGTATAATTATTTGTATCTTTAAACTTACCACCCACACCAACTTTAATTAATTCTTCTAAATGTTTTTTCATATCAGCTTGTTGCTGTTCTAATATAGTTTCCATTGTATCTCCTTTAGTTTTCTAGTTTTGATATTGCTTCTTTTAATTTTTTACTTGAACTATGAGTGTAAAATTTTAAAGTTGTTTCAATACATTTATGTCCTGCAAGTTCCATTGCAATCTTAGGGTTTGTATCTTCTTCTGCTAATCTTGTAATGAATGTATGTCTTGTAGAATATGGTGTAAATTTTTTATGAAAATTACATAATGAAATATATTTATACCAGAAGTTTCTGATTGAACTTATTGATACAGGAAAAAATAGATTGTTGTTTTGTTTTCTTCTATTTAATATTTCATACGCTGAATTAGTAAGTGGTATATCAACTGACATCTGTCCTGTTTTTGGTCTATAAAATTGTATAGTTCTTCTACCATAATCTACATCACTTGGTCTAATTTTATTTAGTTCTCCCTCGTGTCTCAAACCTGTATCAAAAGCGAATGAAAACAAATCAAACCAAAAGGAATTACTTGTATTATTTAATAATAATTTTTGTTCTGATTTAGTTAATGCAAACTTTTGTTGAGAATGTTTTCTTGGTAAATCTTCAACACCCATATTGTTTACTCTTGGATTTGGATTAGGTAAATCTTTTTCTTCAATAAGTTTATTCTTTAATGCTTCACGTAGTATTATTCTTAGACAACCTAGACGTTGATTGATTGAAGTATTACTGCAAGTTTTTCTGTAATTATTTTTTCTATTCTTAATATGGTTTACTAAAAACTTTTTAAATTCTTCTATCTCACTAACAGAGAATGAATTTAATTTTTTATTCTCTCCGAAAAAATAGATAATGTCTTTGTAGTAATCTTCTTGTAATGAATTTTGTATTGTTAAATTTTTAAATACACTTGTTAATGTAGGTTCAGTATTATTTTGTAGTAATTTGTGAATGAAATTCTTATCATTCAATTGTAATTCCATCTGTCTTTTAACTGCCAGTGCTTCAGCTAATGACTTCTCAAACTCTGTCTTCTGTTCTGCTTCAGTCTGAGAAGACTTGATAGCAACTTGTATAACTTTTGATAATGTTATTGGTGGTTCTTTTGGTGTAATGATTTTACTTTTTTTGACATATAAATTATTATTTTTTCTGAGTGTAATGCTTCGTGGTAGTTTATCTTTAATATACTTAGCCAACTTCATAATGTTTTCCTTTACTTTTGTTAAGCACTAGCCACCATTTTAGATGGCTAATGCAATATAAAAAACAACCTAGCTTTTGTGGTTGAAGCAAAATGACTTACACTAAGTCTTCTGCTGTCTGATATACAATAACTTCCACATCAACTTTAGGTAAATCACCTATATCGGTGACAACTTTAGCCAATGTCTCAGCAAGTACGCTTTTATCTTTATCAGGTAAAGCGTGTGCCTTGTTCGGAAGTTTTTTTACCACTTCTATCTTCATTGTTTTCTATCCTTTTTATGAGAACCTTATCAGGTTTCACATATCTTTTTATAATTGTACCATTGCTGAGAATGATTTGTTTATTAATGTCCAAAGTCTTTAGTTCATTCTTAATCTTCTCATCAATAGTTTTATTTGTATCAATCGTAATGTTAAATAAGTAATCACCATATACATAGTATTTAGTTTCACGTTTATCTTTTTTCATAATGACTACGTAATCAGGTGTGATACGTTTACTTAATTTATTAGACATCAATGACATAATATACCTCTAATTTAATTTAAAGTTTTTAATGTCTTCTTTATCTTCTTCTATCTTACGTTTAATCTCATCTTTGTAAGCGTCTTTTAGAATATCTCCAATGACGTGATTACAATAGCCATCAAACATAAGTCTATTAATACAAATCCGAATGATATGATATATAAAATATCCTACGTCTGTACCTGATTTACTTATATTCCTGTGACTTGCTACTTTATCAACAAGATTAAAAGTTCCTTTGTGCATAAAATTAAATACACTTAGGTATGCTTTTTCTGTTTTTTGTTTGTTTAGTTTAGGCATTGTCCTTTCCTTTCATATTAAAATATAATTATTCCGAGAATGAAACCGACTAAGAATATTATTATTTCTGTCCTGTAGTAAAGACTTTTAATTCCTAAGTCACGCTTCCAATCTTTAGGTGTCTTCCCAAAAATAATCATAATGTTTACCTTTCCATTGATTAATATTTCAAATCAATATCAAAATTTTTAAGGATATTTTTTTGAATGTCAAGATATTTTACGTAAATATTTTAGAATGATTATAGGTATTTTATGTTTACCAGTGTACCAATTATTGATTGATTGACGTGATACACCTAAGTCTTTACTAGCTTTAATTTTAGAGCCGTAAATCCTGTCCAGTAATGATTTAAATTCTTTTAATTCATTCATTGTTTTTTCCTTTACACATATAAAAAAGCCCAATGTATTTAAACACTGGGCTTTTAAATTTCAAGTAATGTTTTAAGCTACGTCTTTTAACTCAGGTTTTTTATAGTCTTTTAATACTACCTTTTTTGGTGCTAAAAATTCAGGTTGTAATTCATTCATATACTTTAATGATTTACTAGCTAAACCTGAAGCGTTTAAAAGTGCATTAGGATTGTCTTTAAGACATCTAATCCACGACTTTAAATACTTAGCGTGGTCAGGTCGTGGACTTGCTGTAATGTCAAGTTGATTGCATAAAAAAGCTGAACCTAATTCAGCAACCAATTCTTCAAAAGCATAATCTTTAGAACCTTTATAACCTGTCAACTTCCTGTCACATCTAGTGGAATGACCTGTCCAGTGAGTTAGTTCGTGAAATAAAGTTCCATAATAATTATGAGTTGCACTTCCATCTTTAGTATTTATAAAATCACTTCGTGACGGCATAAATACTTTATCTTGACTAGGCACATAATAAGCGTTGCCACCGTCAATATGCTCAATGTCAGCGTTTAAATAACTAACATAACTATCAGCAACTTTAGACGCTTCAACGTCATTCAGTTCACGTGGTCTATCAACTCCATCAAATGAAGAAATATCTCCATCAACGTCCTCAATATTAAACACGTTAAAAGTGCTGAAGAATTTATATGGTCTATCAACTTCCTTTCCATCTTTATCTTCAACCTTTTTAACTCCAATTATTGGTTTTAATAACTGGATTGACTTAGAACCCTTTTTAACCTGACAACCAATATTCTTCCATTGTAGGTAAGTTCCATAGACTTTACGCTGTCTAGCTTCACCACCTAAGAACCCACCGTCAATCATACTTAACCAAAAGACGTTGAACCCTGTATAGTGGTGACCGTTTATATTTTGGAATGACTTATTACTCCAACCTTTAATCCACTTAGAGCCGTCAGTACTTTCCATATCTTTTATTATTTGATTAGTCACTAATTGGACTATCTCATTAGCTTTTTTAGTCATTGTTTACTTTCCTTTCCTGTTAAATTTAAACAATAACTAATTAAATAGTGATTAAATTATATATGTCAAGTATCTTTACATAATATATTTATGGTGCGTCAATATGTCCATTTAATATAAATAACCTATAACCATTCTTCCTGAACCATCATTCAAGTAATAACCCTGACTAAGAACTCCACGTCCTTTATAGTTCCAATGGTGAGTTGATATTCTATTCTTTATTTTGTCAGCTTCATTGCTACACTTGACAACTAATTCTTCATTCCATTCAGTATCTAGTTTAATTGGTACTTCATATTTATCTTTATATAAAGTTCCATCAAGATTAAGAATAAGAATAGTTATAAAACAAATTGACTTCATAAAGTTTTTAAAATTTCAAAACAGATAATGAGAAGAATAGAAGCAATAAAAAAATTTAAGAAAAAATCAAGATATATTAAAACAATAGTCTTTAAGACTATCGTAAATTAAAGAATATCAGGGCTTCACGTGATAAAAAAAGTATACCATATACAATATACACCATATACCCTACAAAAATTGACCTATACACGTATGGGGTGAATTGCAAAATGTCTATACATATAAGGTTGTCAGATTTTTTTACTAAAATTTTTTACCAGAAAAGAACTTATCGTATAACGAGTAGTCTATCGCATACCCTAAAAAGTCCTCTACATTGTTCAATATAAAGTTTTTAACCTCTTTATTCTTCTCGGTTTTACTTAATTTAACTCCATCTACATTAGAAACAAGAAAACCCTTGTTCATAATTATAAAATGTTTGATTAGTTTATCTAATCGTTTCTCTGTCTTATGTTTCTTAAAGAGTGCCTTTAGATATATTACTTTTGGTTCTTCTATACTCATAAACTTTATTTACTATAAGATACAACCTATAGTCAAATGTTGTTGGTTGCTCTTATATAAGGATAAAGTATAACTATAGTTTAACTATAAGTAATATCCTAATAGTGGCACTTAATTAAAAAACAACAAAATCAAACAACTTTAAGAGCATTTCTAACCATAGAAGCTATTTTC